TACATATTGAAAAAACGATATAACTATAAGGGAGATAATAAATTAAATGGAAGTGGTAATGAGAGAACATCATTCTAATCCGAGCAAAAAAATAATCCATAGAAAATTTCCAGAATATATGTTGATTAAATTGGCGGCTGTTTTATTTGATAGACATCCTTCTACAATTAGACATAAAACAAATTTAGGAAAATTTAAAAGTAAACATGTACAAGAATATAAATGCCCATATGCTTATGTTAGAATTCCTGATTTAATAAAAGTTTATGGGCAACCTAAGCGAAAATCTTTTCAAAAATGGATTAAAGATGTAGGTTTAAGAATAGAGAAATTAAAAAAGATTAGGGATAATGCTAAGCAATCAGAAAAAGCAACAAGTATAAACCAGGATGTAAAATATTATCAAAAAATGTTGGACGATTCTAATCTTATGGATAATGTAGGTGGTGAGAGTAGCTTTCCTGAAAATCTTTTTGATAGTGATTCTATAAATGAAACTAATGGAGAAGAAAATCTTCCAGACGAATTAGTTACTAAGGTAGAAGCTGAGCGACGTTATAAAATAGAACAGGTTAAAACAAAACGAAGAGAAAATGAAATTTCAGACGGTTTGTTAATTCCTGTAGAAGTATTAACAAATGATATAGCAGATGTATTTTCTAGTACTTGGGAAGTATTAGTGGAGACAGTTGAGAAATGGGCTTTAAAATTTCAGTTTTCTCAAAAAATATTACGAGAAATGCATCAGGATATAGAAAAAAGTTTAAAAGAAGCTGCTGAAAAAATAGATAAGAAAATAGAGGGGGGTAAGCAGAATGGATAGTAGAGTTGCTGAAGTATTCAGAAGTAGCTTACATATATCTCCCTACAATAATATTTATGATTTTTTTAAAGAAGGTTTTAATTTAACAGAAGATGATAGGTTTGCTAGGTTTGATGTTAAGTATTCCCCCTGGGTTAAGTTATTGTGTGAATGGTTTGAAGACCCTGAAGTAGATTGGATATATTTAGTTTTTGGAAGCCAAACATCTAAGACTACTTATATGATGGGAGTATTACTTTACGTTACTCAGTATGTTAGAGGGGCAGTGCCTACGATGTGGGTTATGTCAACTGAGGATGAAATAAAAATCTTCCTTAAATCTAGACTTAAACCTTTTTTAGGAAATTTAAATTTAACTGGTGAGAAATGGAAAACTCAAACTTTTAGATTATTTAATGCTAATTTTAAAGCTTCGTATGCTAGCAATAAAACAACAATTAGGTCAATGCCTTGTAGATTTGTTTTTGGAGACGAATGTGGTATATGGAGAGAGCCTGTAAGCTATTTACAAAAAAGAACACGTACATTTGCAGGGAAACGTAAAGGAGTATTTGCAACAACACCACCTGAAAACCCCGACCATCATAGTTGGAAGGAAGCTACTAATACTAATTTTTATCAATGGTGGGTTGCTTGTCCAGAATGTGAAGAATACCAACCATTACTTTTTAAGAATCTTGAATGGGATGGTAAAAATAAAAATGGTACATGGGATTATGAAAAGGTTAAGGACACTACAAAATATAGATGTAGGGAGTGTGGTTGCTATTGGAAAGAACATGAAAAATTAGAAATTATTAATTCAGGTAAGGGAGTTTGTGTTGATCCTATTACTTATGAACAGATAGAAGCTACAAAGATTGGACAAAAAACTTTGCAAATATCTTCACTTTATAGTATATTTACTAAGTGGGGACAATTAGCAACAGATTTTTTAACGGCTAAACAAGCTGGTGCAGAGGCTTTTAGAATTTTTCTTACAGACGAACTTGCTGAGACAAGTAAAGAAGAAGCTGTAATAATAAAAGAACATAAGTTAAGAGCTTTAGAGTCAGAACGAGTTAAAGGATTTGTTGAAGGTTATGATTTTTATACAGTGGGGGTGGACGTTCAAAGGAAAGGTGAGCTTTTTTGGGTGCTTGTAGGTTGGAAAAAAGGTTTAATACCTTCAGGACATATTTTAGATTATAATATTTCTCAATGGAAAGACGAATTTAATAATACAAATTGGAAAGGGTTTTTAAATAAAATAAACCCTTATCTTAATAGATTGTATAGGGTTACATTGGATAGCACTGATGGTTTAGTAGCAGAAGATATAATAGATTTTTGTGTGAGCATGGGTACTCCTTTTATTCCTTTAAAAGATAGAGGATCAGTACCGATTAAGAAAATAGATTTTAAAAAATCAGTCAATTATAAAAAGGGGATAAATAATCGTGTTCTATATATTAATAGTTCTGTTGTAAAGGATGAGATAGCAACAGCTTTTGAGAGAACTTCTAATAGTGAAGGGGCTTGGACGTTTCCTAAAGATACTTCTATAAGGTTTTATCAACATCTTAGTAATGAAGTTAGAATAAATCAAAAGGGTAAATATAAATGGATACCAAAATATGCTAACGCACCCCAACATTGGTTCTCAGCTCTTGTATATGCTACAGTAGCTAAAGAAGATATAAGAACTTTATTAGTTGAATTAGGAAAAGATTCATTACTCAATAAAAAAGTTGTAAAAAAATTTATTAGAAAAAGAGGAGGGTTTCAAGTATGGCAATAAAAACTTATGCAGAACAATTGGTAGAGGTTCAAACTGCAATTGCCACAATAGAGACAGGTTCTCAAAGTTATTCTATGGGTAGTAGGTCATTGACTCGTGGAGACTTAGGAACATTATATGCTAGGGAAAAATGGTTAAGGACTATGGCAGATAGGGAAGAAAATAGTAGTGGAAGAGTTAGGATACAATATGGAATGCCAGATTCTTAAGGGAGATGTAAATGTTTAAACGAGTATTAAAATTTTTTTCAGGTGGTAAAACAAATAAAATTAAAGCTTCCATGTTGGATTCAGCTTATAATAGTGCTAGTCTTATAAAAAAGACTATGCGGAAGTGGTATGCTTCACAAACAGATGTTAATGCGGCCTATTCTGAAACTACACAGGCTACTTTAATTAGTAGATGTAGGGACGCCTATAGGAATTATCCACTGGCTACTAGTATTGTAAATCGCATTAAGTTAAATTCTGTAGGGACAGGTTTAAAATTACAAAGTAGATTAGATTATGAGAAATTAGGTATTACAAAAGAAGAGGCAGTAAAAATTGAGCGTGTTATAGAAACAAAATTTGAAGAGTGGTCATATAATTGTGATATAGAGGATTCTTTACATTTTAATTCATTACAAATGATGGTATTGGTGGGTATGCTTATATCTGGGGATATATTTATAAATACTTTATATACTACAGATAAAATAAATAAAAAAGTTAGTTTAAAATTACAAGCTATAGAGGGGGATAGAGTTTCTAATCCTAATTATACTATGGATTCAGAAAAAATAATGCGGGGTATTGAGGTAAATTATTTTGGTAAACCCACTCATTATCATATATTAAAACAACACCCTTATTCTGATTTAATAACAGTTGATAAATTTAAATGGCAAAGAGTTCCTGTTTATGGGGTAAATACAAATCGCAAAAGAATTTTACATATATTTGAAAAAGGCGGAGGAGGTAGGCCTGGATTGAAGAGAGGGATACCAATATTTTTTTCAATATTAGATTCTTTAAGGCAGTTGGAAAAATATTCTGAAGCTGAATTAACAGCAGCAGTTATAGCAAGTTTCTTTTCAGTATTCGTTAAAACTGAAACAGCAGAAGGATTGCCAGGAACAACAGAGCAATCCACATCCGAAGAAGAAAAGGGAGAAATTTCTCTAAGCCCAGGTGGTATAGTTAATTTGCTTGAAAATGAAAGTATAGAAGTTGCTAATCCAGGCAGACCAAATAGTACTTATAAAGAATTTGTGGAAGCAATTACAAAAGAAATAGGTTCAAGTTTAGGGATACCGTATGAAGTTTTAACTTTACATTTTTCTAGTTCTTATAGTGCAGCAAGAGCTGCCTTATTACAGGCATGGCAATTATTTAAATATCATAGACAAATTATTGTGGATTATTTTTGTCAGCCAGTTTATGAATTATTTATTGATGGTCTGGTTGCTAGTGGAGAAATCGAGTTAAAAAATTATAAAGAATTAAAATTTCAATATGCTAAAGCTAAATGGATAGGTTCTTTGGGTGGTAGTATTGATCCAACTAAGGAAGTGGAAGCGGCAGAGAGGCGAGTTTTATTAGGGGTTAGTACAATACAAAAGGAAGCAGAAGAAATTTCTAATATGGATTGGTTAGACATACATAGACAAAGAGAAATAGAAAAAAATCTTAGAGAAAAAGCAGGATTAATAAAAGAAATTAAAGTAGGAGCTAAAACAGAAATAACTCCTGATATACGAGAAGTTTAGGGTTAATTAGGAATAACTAAAATGAAGAAAATAATAAATATTTCTAATATTTTTAATAAAATTTTTGCTATTAGAAGTGGTATTATGGAAAATATATCTTATAATAGTAATGAGAACTATCAATTAGAAGAAATGGATTTTATAGATATTGAAAGTAAGACAGGAAATATTGAAGAAAATAAGACAGTTATACTAAATATAGATGGGGTCTTAGAACCAAGAATAAGTTTTTTATCTTTCTTTTTGGGGGGGGCAACTTCCACA